TTTCGTCAGAAAATACTGCGATCTCTTCTTCTTTTACTCCTTCTTCTATTAGCCGACGCTTTATCTCTTTAGCCAGATTGAATCTTTTTACTTTGGCTGTGATCTTGTTCCCTTCTGCGTCGTACTCACCAGTTGATCTTTCTGCGTCATCTGAAAACCCAGCTTGCATGAAGATCATCTGTGTCGATTTAGGATGCTTGTTATAGATCGGCATAGCATTTTCAATCATCCTGTTGATCTTCAAGCTAGGATCTTTTGCATCAATTTCCGGCATAGCCCATTCAGGGTTAAACTGAATATCAGTTAGTCGTGGATCTAAAGTCATCATGTTTCCTTCAGTCTGAAGAACAAGTTGACTGTATGGATCTCCGAGCATTGAACGTAGCTCTCCGTACTCTTCTCCTTTTGCAGACTTAGATTTTTCGTACCTAGCTCGCAATGCTTTGCTATACATCTGCTGAAACACGGATGGTTGCACCGAAACATTGATTGTCTGTTTGTGCGGAACGCCGATAGGCTGTTCTCCCTCTGGGACGAAGCCTTCCTTGTCTGGACGCTCAACGAACTCCTCAACTTCCGAAGCCTTAACAACGTCAAGGTATTGGCCGATCATCTTCCTAAGCTCTGGAAGATTGTTAAACGCTCTAAGGCGTTCAACAGCCTCCCAAGTTCCGCCAGTAGTAATCTCAGGCTCTATGACTGACTCCGCAAACATATTGAACCATGAGTTCCAAAAACCGACCTTTGAAGCGTGCATTTCTTCTTCCATGATGTACTTCATCTGGTTGAAGATTTCGTTCAGCGTATTAGTAATTGGCGTACCAGTGAATGTGTATATCCCTCTGCCGCCGTTCGTCTGCCTAACGTGCGTTGTAATAAGGTCGAGCATTTTCCCGCGCTGCGATCCTTTTGTATTCAGTCCCTTCAGTTGCTGCGGAGTTGCAATTGGCAGCTTCTTGTAGTAATGAGCTTCGTCAACCATAACCATGTCAACGCCCATGTCTTCAAAGAAAACTGTGTTCTTCTTTGCAAGGTCGGCTGCCTTCTTAATTTCGTCAATCAGGCTCTTACGCTCTAAGACTAGCTCTTTCGCTGTCCTGCTTTTAATCTGCTCCTTGATCTGGTCTGTGGTAAGGTTATCAAGGTTATCTGGCATCGTGCCTTTTCGCGAACTTTTGTCTTCTTTGAACGCTTCACGAGCCGCATCTTCAAGCTGCCTTAAATCTTCTTCCCAAATGCCTCTAATAGTTTCGGCTTTCAGTAGAAACCTGTCAGTCAAGCTGTGCGGAACTACAATTACATCCCAATCGTCTGCTGCAATCATAGCAAGCGTGCGATCGCGAATTGATGGATTAAGATTGTCAACGTACAGAACTTTTGCCGTTGGGTACGCTTCGCGTATTTCATCCGCCACCTGCGCTGCGTTGATATTATGGGCGAACAACATCGGCTTCTTTGCGTAACCGAATCTCTTTGACTCCATAGCAAGCGCTGCCATAGTCAAAGTCTTTCCAGTTCCAACTTCGTGCGCAAAAATGCCCTTTCCCATTAACAGCGCACGCCAAACAGCCTGCTTCTGATGCTTACGCAGAGCAAATGGCTTTCCATCTTTCTCAGTGATAATTCCGACAAAAGAAAGCGGAACATTTTCAAATGTTGGAGTAACGAAAGAGTTGTATTCTTCGTTGTAAATATTTGACAAATGGTTTGCTCTTCCAGTGTCAGTCCAAACCCACTCTTCCCATGTTTGCCTAAATAGCATTAGCTTTTCGTTTGCTCTAGCCGATTCCTCGGCGTTGAACTGTCTCGGAGAGAGAACAATGCCGCCCGCAGTTTTGACTGGTGGATCATATACTTTCAGAGTGGCGTTGTTCATCGCTGCTCGCAAAAACGCCGAAAATGGAACGGCAGGTGTTCCATTTGTTATGTAATCGACTCCCCACTGCAAAGCAGTGTCAAGCACATTAACTTCAGGGTCTAGCTCGACGACCCACTTACCATGCTTCAGCTTTATCCCAACCAACTTCGGGTCGATTCCTAGCTTCTCGGAAACAAACTGCTTGTAGTATTTTGTCGGAACAAAATGCGGACCCATCTTCAAATCTATTTGATCGTATGGAATAGTCGCAGGTATTATTTTCTCGATTGCTGCAATGCTTTTTTCAAGACCTTTAACTCCAGCGTCAGTAGCGGCCTGCAATGCCCTGTATTTCTTGCGAACATTGCCTGACAAGAAAGTGTCCGCTGGCTCGTATTGGTTTACTTCGTTTTTGTAGATAAATCCTTTTTCTACAAGCTCTTTGATAGCTTCTTTTTCTTCCATGTTTGCGGACCTAGCAATTCTCGCGTAGTCCAAAATCCTACTTCTGTTTCTTTCGTTAGCGAAAGCGTCTCCGAGGCTAGCGTTCTTTAGTTCCTTGATAGTTCCAACCATCGTTGTATCGCGGAATACACCTCTTTTGATCCACTCGCCTGTTTCAGCGTGTTTGTAAGAAAGCACCTCAAGAGCAAGAGCTAATGGATCGCCAGCTTTTTTGAAAACCTTAATTGCATTGCTTTCTGCTACTTGACCATAAGTTTCAACAAAACTGTCGTATGACTCGTTCAGCTTGCGCCTAGCTGCCTTTATTTCGGCAGTTTCTGCATCACCACTTTGCAACGTAAGAACGTCTTCGTAATGCTTGCGAATTTCTGCAAGATGCCTCACTTCGTTCAATCGCTCTTGCAGCTTTGATTTGTTTTTGATGCTTGCCTTTGCCCATCCAGCAATTTGCTGCAATGGAACTATCTGCTCTCCGCTGTAAATGCCTATCTCCGGACCTTCTAGCTGTACGTCTTCGTATGCACGACTACCATCCTTGTTTAGCTTAGGATTCTTTTTCGTGCCGAGATAATGTCGCCAGTACGCTTTCTTTTCACTATTAACTAGGATTGTGTTCTGACGCATTTCGCCTTCTACCTTCGTAGAATCAGCCGACCATTCAGCGACATCCGTGTTAAATATGTTTTCCGGAAGACGCTCTACCCATTCGCTTATCTGCTTCAGTTTTTGTTCATCTGTCAGATTGCTTGCGTCAACCATCATTCCCGGCGCACCGCGAGTTGTAGGTCCAAATGATATTGTTCCTATAACGTCTTGCGGGTTGTCTACCCAGTGCCTGTTTATCTCTACTGAACTCTTATCGCTCTGCCCTATAAATTCTTTCGGCAGTATGTTGGGAACAAGTTCCTCTACTACGTTGTTTTTTCCTTGCAACCATTTAGTTCCACCAATTCCGCCTGATAGTGTTGACGATTCACTACGCTCACTCCACCACTTCAATCCATAGTCAGGTTTTTTCTCATCGCTCCTGTTTTTTCGGACAATAATCAAGTCCATCATCGCCGCAGTTCCTGCGTATTCCTTCATCATGTTTGATGGAAGACGCAACATTCCTACGACCGTTCCTTCGTTTTGCAGTTGCCTTCGCAGAGTACCTGCCAGCGTTTTTCCGTCAGCGGTTCCGGTGGAAGTTATGAAAACCATTAACCCACCCGGCTTAATGTGATCCATTGCCCTGCGGAAAAAGAAATTATGTACTGAATGGTCCGTCTTATACCTGTTCTGAGCAGGCTTATTTTTTCCGAACGGAACATTGCTTATTGCCAGATCGTAGAAGTTGTCAGAAGTCTGCAAATCCTCGTAGCCTTTGTTGCTTATATTGGCCTCTGGATACAGGATCTTTGCGATACGCGATGTCATGGAATCAAGCTCAACACCATGAAGCGTGCTATTCTTCATTATGTTTCTAGGCATGATTCCAAAGAAATTGCCTGACCCCATAGAAGGCTCAAGTATGTGTCCTCCCTTAAATCCAAGCCTAACTACCGCTTCCCAGACTTTTGCAACGACAGGTGGAGCGGTAAAGTGCGCATTAGTGATTGAGTCTTGCATTGATTGCCATGTCTCTTTGCCAAGATAATCGCGAAGCCACGCATCCCATTCTTGCCATCCTTCAGCTGGCTTAGGTCTCTGCCAGCTACCTTGAAACAACTCCTGACCAAACGCACCCCACCCCGTGTACCCAGCAAGCAGATCTAGGTCTTCTTGTGATGGATGCTCGTTAGTTCTTTCAAGTTCAAGAACTTTTTCTATTGCTGCGAGGTTTCTCTTAAATCGCTCCTTTTGAGATCCTCCGATGATTGCATCCCACTTGTCTGGAGTGAGTTCATAGTTTGATCTGGTTGAGTCTGTTGCTCCATGATTTCCTCTGGTGTCTCTGGTTCCATCTCCAACAGGTCTGCTGCCATTAACGCTGCCTCGCTGCGACTGATCCCCTGACTTACCAGCTTGTTCACCTCCTCCTCGTGATCCTTCTGCATCATTCGCACGAACTCCCACAGAATCCCCGCCTTCTCCAGCCGCTCCTTCGCCGCTTGGTTCTCTTGTTCCATCTGCATCACGATCCGTTGCGTCACTGGCGTCTCCAGCGTCAGTCCTTCCACCTCTTCCTTTATTTGCTGCTTCTCTGTCGCTGTTAAGTTCATCTGCAAGCTCCCTGTTTGTGTATTCTTCGTATAAGTGTCTTACAGCATCTTCTGCTTTCTTTACGCCTCTGAACGCATCGGCTGTACCATCGTCGTCAAAGTCATGGTTAGGCTGACTTCTGAACAGCTTTATTAGACGCAAATCTCGTTCATTATCCGAAAGTTTTTTCGTAGTAATGATGTTTTGAGCAGCGTCACGAGCTGCCAAGTTTGACAGCGCCACTGCTCCAGCCTTGCTGCGATCCTGATTGTCGTGAGCGTCAAGCATTTCCTGTAGCTGCTTAAAGCTATCAATGCCATAACCTTGCAGGTAATACTCAACCAATGCTTCTCTAGCTTTGAGCTGAGGATTGAGCTTGCCTTTTACCTTTCTCTCGCCTTTGCTGTCGTAGTATCCTCTGTTTCTTATTTCTGTGCTGCTGTCACCCTGCACGACAACTGTTGGGTCTACTTCTCTGACAAGATCTGCGATTTCTTTCAATCGCTTTCCGCCACCGCCTAGCATGTGCAACTTGAGCGAAGACGTATTGTTTTCTCTTTGGAATGTTACGAAATCTACAATTTCCTTGTTTGTCCATGCCGCGTGATAGAACGGTATCCCGACAACCATGTTGGTTAGCGTAAAGTCCAAAGAATCTGTAGCGTTAGCGTAAGTCTGAATGAGAGACAAGTCTCCATATCGATGTACTGGCGCAATTACCCTAACTCCGGACTTAGCAAGTTTCTCGATCCTGTCTCTAAAGTAATTTTGAATTTCTTGCGTCATAACTGCGTCAGCTACGACAATTCCATCGGCGGTAGTTACCAAAACGTCTGGAGCAACAACATTCAACAGCCCTTTGTCTTCAACCTTTTCTGCGAGCCGTTCGTATTGCTGCATAACATTTTCAAACTCTTCAATCGCTTTTTTGTAAGTTACGCTACGATCTGCAAGTTCCCTGTTCTTTGCAAGCGACAAAGCACCGCTGTCTACGAAAGCTGGCAACTTGTGTTCATTCATGTGCAACAGTAAAGAGTTAGCAATGTCATCTGACATTAGCTTTGCCGCATTGGTTCCTCTGTTGTATGTATACAGAGACACACCTACAGCACGACCAGTTTGCGTAAAGGTTCGCAAGTCAGTAACGCTTGTCGAGTTACCGGATGCAAACCAACTGAATCCAAGCGGGCGACCGTGACTGCTTCGCTCAATGGATTCGGCGTTTTCGTCTGCCGTTTTATCTTGTTCTTCATCGACAGGCTTTTTGTCTTCTGCTTTAGTGTCGAGATCCGCTACAACGTCTTGCCATTTTTCCGGAGCTTTTATGTCTGCTCCTTCAATGCCAAGATCTTTCTTCTGATCTTCCGCCATCATTCCTATTGCTCTCCAAGCCGCTTCAAGATACGGCCCGAAGTCACCCATTTCGCTGTAGTCTCCGTCAGCGAACTCCTCGACGAACGCAGCAAACGACAACGCACCAGCTTTGATGTTTGCAACTGCAACATCTATTGCCATGCCCATAAGTTCAAGATTAACGCCGACTGTAGGTTTGTTCCTACCAGCCCTGATTGCTTCCTTTAGCTTTCTTGCTTTCTCTCTTGCAATTTCTTTTTGCTCGTCTGCTTTCTGTCTAGTTGTTTTCTTTTTGCCAGCCGATTTTTTCGGCGCTGGCTTTTTCTTTTTTGCACCCTTCGTTATTCCGTCGAGAGCTGCATCATTAGTTTGCTGATCTGCTTTTGCAGCATCTTCGCTGTTTACCATTCCGAGAGAACGCAGACCCTCCACTGTGTCCTCGTACAATTTGCTAAAGCCTTCGTCTGACTTTAGCCACTCCATATAATCAACTGCCCACTCTTCAACAGACTCATAGGTGTACTGAGAAGGAGCAGTTTGCGTGTCTGCTGACCTGTCTTTTTCAACAACGCTTTGGATGCCCTTTCGGAACGCATCAAGCAATGTCTTGCTTTCTTTGAGCTGAGCCATGCTTGCGTCTGGCCTTGTTCTTTCAAACAAATCGAGCATAGAGTTCGTGACGGAATTTAACTCAGCCAAATCCTCTTCGGCAGCCTTGCTCTTCCTTGCTGCTTCAGCCTTCTCTTTAATCAATTCCTCCGCTGACCTCTGAAGAAAGTCTTGCATTTCAGCATCGGAACCATCGTTCCACTGTTCCGGCAAAGGCTTGTGTGCGTTGTCTCTGTCGTATTCCGACATTTCTTGCACGCTCATTACCGACACAGGATCGGTAGACCAGTACACAGGATCAATGAGCGAATCGATGTAAGAGTCGCGTGTAAGTCCATCGCCCAGAAGATCGTCATACCGATCCCTTAGTGCGAGTCTATATTTGCTAACAATTTGTGAAGCAAGTTTCGGCTTGTCAGCAGCTTCAAGGTTGTCCACTAGAACCATAGCGGGATCGTAGTAAACATCTGACCCTTCTGGCCCTTTTCCGTATCTCAGGTATCCGTATGCAATCAAAATGTCAGCGGGCGATCTACCGCCATCTCTGTCATGTGCAAACTCTTCCCTCAGTTGCGATGGCGTAACAAAACGATTGCGAGATACATACATCAATACATCGTTAGATTTATCAATAGATGTATAGATACTGTCCAAATCGCTTTGCGTTGCAGCAGTTGCGACTCTATTAAGAACATCTGCCGATGCAACTTCATCAAATGCTGGAATCTCCATGAGCGAAGTTACGAGCATTGCTCTTTGCTGCTCTATCGTAAATTGCGCAACTGCGTTTTTGCCTCTCTTGCTGTTTATTTTGACCTTTCTCGACCCGCCCTTTCCAGTCTTCACTCTGCTTTGCAGGATTTTCTGCATGTCTCTTGCTGCGGACTTGATGTGCGGCTGCTTTGTGTTTCGCAGCATTTCCTCCAAGTCGGAGTCGATCGCCTTTGCCGATGGACTCATCTTAATCATTTCGCTAGCAGATGGATCGCCTTCATAGTCTGGGTCGATGTCGCCTTTGTAATTGTCTTGAACTGCATCTAGGACAACACGCTTCGGCAATCCTTTAGCAATCCAGTCATCGACAAACGACTTCATTTCTGGGTAGTCGATTAGCGTGTCTTCGTAGTAGTCATCTTCTATTGCCCTAGACGACTCGGTTGATTCGCTCGGACCTACTGCTTCAATTCCTCCAGCCTCAAAGTCTCTTACTATTTGTTGCTCGGCTGGCAACAAGAATTTTTCTCCAATGAAATCTCTTGCTTCTAAGATGTAGTTTTCATCTAAAATCTCATCGAGTAAGTCGCTTTCATCTTCATTAAGGTTCATCGCTTTCTTGGTTTCTGCGATTGCATCTTTTCCGAAAACGCCCTCTATGTAGTCATCTAAAACATCTTGATTGAACTGAACAGTTTCAGCGACATTTCCAGTCTCTATATTTTCTTCCCCCGTGTATGCTTCTACGACTGGCGACGGAGGATCTTGTTGCAGAATACCTGCTAGCTGCTTTGTGAAGTTCCTTGACAGTTGCTCGGCTTCATTTGATCGGTCTTTCGTAGACTTTTCCAAAGCGGTTTCTGACATCATTTGAAGAGATGAAGCGAGAACTCCGCTCAGTGCTTTATCTATATCTCTTGCAAGTTCATTTCTTTGCTCTAATGATGTTTGCTCGTCTACATACTCAGCATCACGCAACAACAACTGTTGGTCGCCAACGTAAACCGGCGATGTTCCCGCCTCTGGTTTTTCGCTGCGTGGCTTAGACGAAATAACTTCTCTAGCGTTGGACATAACGTAATTGGCAACACGGTCCAGCAATGAATAATCGAGTCCAAACATTGCTTCTGAACCGCTCTTTACAGCAGCGTTCAATTTTTCAATTGCACCACGAGTTTCTGCCAGCAGAGTTCCAGAGCGAACAAGCATGTCAGTGCCTGTTTTCGCTAAAAACTCAACTACACGAAGGTAGCTCTCGCGGTAAGCGTCATCGTCCTTATTGTTGAGGCTTGGAACTTCGTATGAAATCGAGTTTTTATCTCGATGAACTAGCCTTGATTTTCCTGCAAGATTCTTTATCGAGTCCGGAAATGATTCCGCAAAACCAAAGTCGCCAATCTTTGAAGCATTAGGCAGAGAGCTTTCTTTTGTGGTCAGCTTTCTGCTGTAATAAGTCCCATCTGCCGACCTTCCAACAACTGATCGACCTGTAACGTCCGTGTAGTCTGTTACAGAAAACTCAGATTCCGGATTTTTGGCGAATAGTTTATTTAGATCAGAACGCGACACGCCTAGAGCAGAAGCAGCAACAGAGTCTGTCAGTACATCGCGACCCCTAACAGTTGATTGCTCCGGAACATCCCTTGCTATTGGGTCTTTTACCGGAAATGGAAGTACGTTTTTGCTGTTCGCGCCTTGTCCTTTCAGTGCTTTGGGCCAATCAGCAACTCTGTCAAAGTCTTTTAAGTCCGATTGCCTATCCCATCGTATAGTTGATGATGTAAACCGAACCGGCATAGACTTAACACCACGAGCAATCAATGCTCTAGCCCTGTGCCGCCCTTCGTGTGCGGTCACGACAGCGTTTCCTTCTTTGTCTATTTTGAAACTCAGACTTGGAACACTGCTTAGTTGCTTGCCAGAACTCAAAACGCTTTCAACAAGATCAGTTTTGGATTCGCTTATTCCTTCATCTGCTAGCTTGAGGAAGTCCGCTGGGTCCATGTCGATAATTGTCGTCCTAGACTTATATCCCGTCTCTTTTTTTGCGCTTTCTAAAGCCTCGGGTGTAAAGAAACTTTTTCCGTCAGACGGGTCGAGAACTGCTTCCTGACTTTCAATTTCATCTTGTTGCTGATCTGCAACTTCTTCGTCAATCACATCGTTAGTTTCAATCCCGCCTTCTTCTTCAATTACATCGTTGGTTTCATTTTCCGACTCTGGCTTTTTAAGAAATTCTTCACGGAATACATTTAGCGCGTCTTGTAATTTGCTTGCTCCACCATCTGAGTATAGAAGTTTTTGCCACGTCATATTGACATTAACTGGCACTGCAATGCCGCTGTTCTCTATGACTTTCCTAAAGTTGGTAAAGCCGGTTTTCCTTGCTTGCTCGTTTCTTTCCTCGCTGGAATATCCTCCTTCAAAAAGGCTTTTCGTCTCATCAAGTGCTTTCTGTATCGTGTCTATGTAAAGACGTTTATTTTCTTCTGTTCCAAAATCAAACGTACCTACGTTATACCCATTCTCGTCCAGTTGCGCCGAATTATGAAAACCAAAATAAAGCGAACTTCTTAGCTCATCTTCGTCTTTGCTGGGGTCTTCATCTGCATCTTCATTGCCCTCTCTAGCCCTGCGAGCAAGTTCCTCAAGATATGCTGCTGCGGCAGAATCCAGCTCCGCAGAGTCAGGCTGATCTTCTGTCTCTTCTGCTGCACCTGCATCTGTTTCTTCGGATTCTAAATAGTATTCCTCCCATGTCTCACCGTATTCAGTAAAGGCAGTTATAATTTCATCTTGCTCCGCCTTTGTCAGCTCCTTCAAGCCTCCTTGGTCATACCTGTCAAACAGATCTTTCATCCGCTCAAGTGGCATAGGTGTGTCTTGGTTTTCACCGTTGATGTCCTCGTAGAAACCACTTCTGAACCTATAAGACTCGTCTCCCATAAATTCATCGAGATTTACTTCTGAACGCCTTGGCCTATACGCCTTCTCTTCAACTGTCTCTGTAGTAGTCTCCATTTCTTCTTCTACAGAAGTCTCTGTTGCATCCGACTCTTCGGTAGGCTTTCTGTCTAACCTGTAATTTTCAAAAGTTTCGCCATATTCAAAGTAAGCATTTACTAACTTTTGTTTCTCTTCTGCACTTAAACCCTCTCCACCGAACGTACCTTCCTCGTACTTTAGGAACAGCTCGCTCATCTCCTCCGGCGAAAGCGGTCCTTCTTTGTCGTATTTTCCTCCACGAAGTCTATAGCCTTCCTCCGACATAAATTCATCAAAATCTATGTCATCAACTTTCACCTTGCTTTCTTCTGTCGCCGTTGCATTTGGGTCGGGACTGACGCCACGCTCTTGCGCTACTCGGTAAACTTCTTCAGATTTGAATATCCAGCTTGATCCGTCACGGTAGCCGTTGATTCCGCCATCCGCCCGCAACTTGACCAATTCCTCAGAACTCATACCCAAGATCTGTGCCGCTTCCTCCAGCCCGATAAACTTTCGGCTTTCATTTTTGTCTTGTTCTTCTTGATCTACAGATTCATCTACAGACTCTACCTCTGCATCCTGTTCGTCTTTCTGATTTGTTTCTGGATCAACTAAATCAAACGACTTGTCATCTACGTCAGGTTGCTGGAAAACGGGCTTACCTTCATTTTCTCCTTGCCCCTCTAGCCGGAACCGTGTTCCGTCAGGAGTTTCGTAAATATTTTCACCGTCAGCGTTTTGACCAATTGGATTCGCAACAGCTTCGTTGTATTCATCAATGCTATTAAACGAGTAGTCTGTTTGCTCAGAATCTTCCGCTTCTTGTTCTGCAACAACTTCAGCATCCGGTTCAGCTTGCGTTTCCGTCTGTGTAGAGACTTGATCTTCTGGATCAACGCCTGTTGCGTCCTCGTATGTTGGTTGCAAATCCTCCGAAGTTACTGACTGTTCTTCCTCAATCCCGTAAATGTCTCTCCACGCAGACCTTCCGTCTTCAGCGAGATCTGCAAGCTCCGCCAAAACGTCCATTGCAACCACGGTAGGATCTTCACCGGCTTCTGTCCTTGATGATCCTGCTTCAAGGATTTCATCTCTTCGCCGCCTTACGTCTTCGTTCAGAGCATCTACTTCTTCTCTTTGCGCAGAAGAAGTAGCGCGATCGGCAAGTTTTCCAGAAGCATAGTTGTATGCTCCCAAAGATCCTGTCATCAGAATTGTTTGAGCCGCAGTGTCTACAGCTCTTTCCCACAACTTGTCAGGGTCTAAAGCATCTGGATTAACGCCGGATGAAGCCTCGCGATAGGAGTTAGCTGCCTCAATCGACAGCTCCTCTAAAAGCTCAGCACTGGTGTCTTTGAAATACGCTTTTGCTGTGTTTTTTATGGATTCGCGAACCGTTTCGTTTGCAACGGCCTGTCTGGCGGCTTTTCCTGTAGCCATTGCTTCAGCACCTCCCAGACCGGGAACCATGCTGAACCCCAAAGTTATTCCAGCCTCAATTGCGGCGGCTTCCATTGCAGTTTCAAGCGCGGCACTGTCTGAAAGTCCTTTGTTAGTTGCCTCAACGTAAGCGTCGTTATAAGCCTGTCCAGCGTACATCGACACAACGCCACCAAGACCTGCAACTGAGCCAACACCCATCATGGTTGGCAGTTGCTGCGCAGTACCCATAGCCATTCTTCCAGCCCAACCAGCCGCGTTGTCTGGATATGTCTCGTAAGCTGCGCCTTGGTAAGCGTCTCGCATTTGCGTAAGAGTTTCTGGATCTGGCAATCCAATTGCACTATCTATTGCCTCTCGCGCACCAAGAGCTTCTGCTGCGTATGAAGCACCGAGTTCAATTGGCCTAGCCATGCCCTCGACAAGCTGCTGTCCGTAAACGCCTAATGGACTAGGAGGAGTTTCGCCAACAACTTCACTTGCTCCGGATTCAGCCAACAGCCTTTCATCTTCACGACTTCTTTCTTCATCTGTGAGCTGAGCGCGACGAACTTGTTCTCTCCCCATTTCACCGAATCTTTGCGATCGGTAAATGTTCATTAAAGATTCTTTTTGCTGCTCATCAGAAATAGAGCGAGAGGCGGAAAAAAGACTAGGTTTCCGCGCACCAAAAGTTTTATCTTTAGCCATGACTTGTCACGCCTGAGAGTTTGGTTGTGTAGCCAGCCAGATAGTTCATGGCTAGCAATAAAGATCAAAATAAAATCGTACTATACGCTACATGCTTGGGTCGATTCCGTACTGAAACTCTCTACGCTTTGGAGCAGGTGGAGTTTGTTTTCGGTATATCTTTCCGTACTCGTCCATGAAAACTAAGGGCAGGTCTTCTAGTCTCATGTCCTTTGCCTCCAGAGATTCCCTTGGGAACACTGGAAGGTTTAATTCAGACAAAGACGATCCGCCTAATCCATTGTATGCAATATGGTCTTCGCCATTTTCAATTGCCTCGACCATGCCTTGAGCTAATTTCTCAAGTGGCTTATCTATGCCAAGCCTAACAATTTTAGTCACAGCATTTGTGTCCAAGATCCTTGTAATGTCTATCGGAGGACCACCAGCAACGCCTTTGTCCGCGTAGGATTGTAATTTTTTGTATTCAGGAGACGAGAAAAAAGCGTCCTTTCCGTCCGCCAACACCTTCTCTCTTTTCTCAATATCCTGTCTGGAAAATGCTGTTTGATTTAGCTTTCTTGCGTTATTGAAAATCGCGTCAGCTTCTGTGTTGTCTAGCCTGCGAGCATTTAGTGTTGGTGCGCCGCCACCGAAAAATCCTCGGAACCATCTAGTACCCGGAGAAAACTGCTGCTCTCTTGCTCCAGAACCGTATGTTGGAGTTCTTAAACCCGCTTCTGGCGTAGGGTATAGCTGCTTCGGCTTAGGCTCCTGCTCCTGTGGAGTTGGAGTTGGAGTGCCGTAAACTGTACCATCAGGTCTTTTCTGAGCCAGCGCAAACCCTTCTTGGCTAGTTAGTTGCTGCTCTGCAATCGCTCGCGCCGCCGCCGCATAGTTTTCCGGAGTAACCTCCTTATTCTCTGCGTCAAGCACATCTCTAATTTGCGAGTCGAGTGCTTTCATTTTTTTAGGATCTGAAGCAACATCATCCAGATATTCTTGTCTATTTTTGTAAGCCCTTACGCCCGGAGATGCGCTGCTAGATTCGGGAGTTATCCGATTGTATTCAAACTCTCCATCTTTTCTCCGATATACCTCGTATTGAAGTCCCGTCGCTGGATCTGTGTAAGTTTGGAACCTCTCCTTAAAGCTAGGAAGAAACTCCTCATTAACATTCTGATATTGTGAAAGATTCGCTTTTTCAAAGTTTGTCGCCCAGTCCTGCATCAAAGAGTTGTACTGGCTAGGCCGCATATCAACTTGCTGCTTTGCAATCTGGCGATATGCAGAGCTTAGCTTTGCAAGCTCCTTTTGCCCTTCATCAGTCAAATCCATGCTACGAGCATCAGACAGCAGTTGCTCCGCCATCTTCCCTGTGCCTATGTTTTGACTGAGCTTCCTACTCTCACTTGCTTCATCTAAAGTACGCTCGTTTAACGCTAGCTGTTGTGCAAACTGAGTTGCTGATGACTGTAACCTCTCTCTGTCAAGTTCCTGACCTGCCTGAAACTGCTTTTGTCTCAGGGTGAGGTTTGACAGATCCATTATCTGCCCAAAGTCGGCAATCCTGTTGCGGTACGAATTGTCTAGCGATGCCTGCTCTTCTGCGAACGCCTGTCTTCTTTCATCTGACAATCTGTTGTCGGCATCTCTTTGTAGCTGTGCCGCTAGCTCCTGCTCCCTAAATGTCGTATCGACTGCCTTTCCGTATGCGTCCGACTGAAATTGATCTCTTGCTAGCTGATTGGCTATTTCATCCTGACTGCCCCGATAGTCCATCGTTTCAGAGAACTCTTTTGCCGCTTGGTTGATTCGCTGCTGATCCAAGCCAGCGCGAGATGCGGCCTCTGCTACAGCAAGCCTTTGCCTTTCTCTCTCGGCAGCAACTCTGTTTCTTTCTTGCGCTTGCTGCTGCGCAAGGTTCATTGCAAACTGCTGTTGATCTTGACCACGATCGAGGTTCTGTTGCAAGATCTTTGCAGCTTCAGTCCTTGCACCAGTCAACGCTTGCGGAGCGTTCTGTGTCATCAATTGCTGCTGTAGCAATTGGTTTGCGGCGAACGCTTTTTCTGCATCTGAGCCGCCGAATACGACACGACTTGATCCGTCAGCCGCACGCATACGTCGGCCCAAACTATCTCGCAAAGACTTAGCCATTTTCCACTCGCTTAGATATTCAGGCGTAATCGCTCGTAATTAGGAGCATATTGTATCTGGCCTCCACCGTATGAACGAGACTGCGACTCTGAAAGTGTAGGCATATACGTCCCCTGCTGACCGTAAAGGCCAGAAAGAAGCTGAGCGAGAGCGAGCTGAGAGGACATTTCCTCTGACTGAGCTTGCGATGTCTGCTGGCCCTTGCTCTGCAATGCCGCGAGCTGCTGCTGTGCCAACTGCTCCTGCAATGCACCCATAGCCTCCTGTCTATTTCGTTCTACGCCCTGCTGCATGTTGCCCTGAACTGTTGTGTTATACAGTCCAGTTCCAGCAAGCTGCGATCCAACACTACCCGCGCGAGCCGCAAAGTCTCTATTGATCCTCGCCGCCTGTGCATCTCCAATGCCTTGTAGCAATGCTAGCTGCTCTGCGTAATTGTCCGCAATTCCAGACTCTTTTCTCGCTGCTGTTCCAGCGACTTGACTGCCATAGTCCGATGCAGCTCCCGTGGCTTGTCCAAAGTATTTATCGGAAAGCCGTTTCATCTCAGGAGAAAACACTTGCTGAGAAGTGCTTGATGACTGAGATGTTAGATTCGGCATACGCTGGTTTGCAGGCGTAGAATTGCGAACTGGATTATAGAAAGCCATTTTCGTATCTCGTTACACGATCGAGGGACATATATCGTGTAATTTAAGGCTATTCCACCGCCAATATCTACGGCGAAACCTAAAACCAGTCGATACAGCGTGTGTCACGCAGTCCAGTTGGGTAAAGTTCTGTTGTAAAAGCACCAGCATCACTCACAGAATAGCACCAATACGCTCGCGTATTGCTGTATCCGTCGTTAGATCCCATCGCCAAAACCTTCTGCGTTGGCATGTACGCAATGTTGAACGGCATACCGCCGTCGCCGCTTCCTACATACCCGAGCGTCACAGAATCTTCTTTGACTAAGTTCGGCAAGGTATTGCTCAATGCAAAAATTCGCAGGTCTGGACCGGGGGCTTTGCCGTTTTCTTCGTAGCTATGCCCGACAAATAGGAAGTTTTGCTCTGGCGCAAAGTCCATTCCGTATGGTGCTAGGTTGTACCAACTGTTTGTAAAAGTTATTGAGCTTGGTGCGGAAAGGCCGGTTCCAGAAACTGTGCCGTATAGAACCTTGTTTTGCGTTTGATAAGCGTAATAGCTGTATCCATTCGCACAAACACCGCTGAGCCTAATCCATCCGTAGTTTTCTTGCGGGTTCGCCCAAGTTGTGTCGTATGAATCGAGTCCCGCAGCAGTTGGAGTTGATGGACATGCTAGTGGAGTTTGCGACCAGTTACCTGTTCGGAAAAGCTCAAGTACCGTACCTCCCCCACCCGCAACGCCTAAGTATCTGTTGTCATAGCTGAAGTGGATGTCGGTAATAGAAGACACTCCGGTAGATAGTGTCGTTATTAAAGATCCTAGCCCGGAACTGCTAAAGCTGTAGACAGAAACAGACGATGTGCTTGCAACAGCCAGAAGCGTGCCATCTGGACTGAAACGCACCGCACGAGCATTGGAAAGAGAGTAATCAGTTCTGCTCCCAAATCCAGTTGAAGAATCAAATGGATAAATACTCCAGTCAGTGTTCGTACATACTGCTATGTACCCGCCCTGCTTCCTTGTTGATATTCCGTAGATCCCTGCACTGTGCGCAGTTCCGGGCTGGAAGTTAGCAGTTGATCCGCTTGCTGTGTCATAGACATGGGCATCTAAATACGGAGTGTAATTCGCTCCAGCAGCAAACCCAATCGCTGATCTAACGTCGCGTGTCGGCAGATTCCAACCATGCTTGGCCGGTACAGATGAGCTGAACATTATGCAAGCACCAAGGTCAATGTAGCAGTAAGATCGGCAGCGTTTCCGTCTCCACCGGCAGTAACGACCTCTAGCTCCATAGCGTCTCCTCGCACTATGGAGTAATTGGTCGAGTTCATAAGTGTGCTTTCTGCATACGATCCAGCAGATGTAAGAGTAACACCAGTGTTACTGTTGTCAGCAATCAACCTGCTGCCACCGGCGAGAATCTGCATCTTGGGTGCGGACACACCGTCAGCTTGATTTGTTATGAAACTTGCTTGAACAGCGTAACATGGAGCAGCACGCCACTTGTAGTAAGACTGCATTTCTGTAGCTAGCAATGTTGTGCTTGTGTTAGTCGCAAAGAAACCAGCTACGAAGAAAGAAATCTCACTAACTTGTTCGGGTTTGCCCTGATGGATTGAGCTTATCGTTCCGATATTTATTGCTGGTCCACGAACATTGACAGTGCCTCCTGAGATTGAATCAATAATGCAGTAATAGTCAGAGCTGGCAATGTTAATCCGCAATGGAAGTCCAGCGTACAATCCAGTCGTATTGCTGAATGTAATTGACGATGCAGATGCCGCTGTTGCCGTGTAATTGGACGAAGAAACTAGAGTCCACCTAGAAGCGTCCGCCGTAAGGGAAACAACATTTCCCATTGTTGCTTGCTTCACCGCACCACTTTGATAGACCAGCAAAGTGTCCGCATTATTCAACGGAGTTGATGCAGATGAGTATGTATTGAATTGAGCCATCTTATCCTCTGATAATTAAGCAGATTTCGTTTATCTTTGATTGCAGGGCAGCGATGTCCGCTTCTATTAAATCAAACTGCGACTGATACCAGTTGGCGTATCCCTTAGCGTTCCATTCAGACTGCGTTAAAGTAGCAACAGAGCCGTAACCTCCGGGTTGAACCCCTAGCTGTGCTGTGTAAGTTCCGTTAGGTATGGACACATCAACTAAAGTTGCATCTTCATCTACCTTCGCCGCTAGAGAAGAGCTTAATGTTCCAATAGAGGCAGTGTTTGTGCTAATGTTCCCAGTGTTTGTCGCTATGTTAGTTGTGTTCGTTGTTATGTTTGCGGTGTTCGTGTCGATTTGCGAAGTCAGAGATGTTTCCAACGTGTTAATTAAAGTAACACTTCCTTTTATTTTGCTGTTGAGCCTTTCCATAGCGAGTTCGTTGTCTCGCTTGTCATCGGTCGCCGGTGAGTGAAACGGATAGTTTGCAACACTACCTGAAACTATAATTGGATCTGCCATTACCTTACTCTCCCGACTGGCGACACAGTAGCGACCAAAGCCTCGGCACTCCAAGCCTCGTTGCTGTGTAGCACGAACACGGAGTAAGGCCCTCGCAGTCTTGTTCTTATTGTCTTGCTTCTTCCAGCACCTATGTTTCTTGTGAAGTCTGGCGTATCACCATCTACCGCAGACTGTAGTAGCTGCTCTGCGTTATCTCCAACGTAAACGTCAACGGTAACAGAACCGCTTCCTGTGCCAAGCTCGGTATGCAGCTCAGACAACATGCTACTGACGTTTAGTGACTGCGACATCACAAACGGACCTATGACTATCTTTGACGAGATAACGTCTCCGTCGTCCGTCGTGCCGCTCAGTTCTCTAATGTATCCATCAAGACCGAGGGTGAGAGTCCCTCTCTGTCTCGTCGGCGCACCAGCGTATGAAAGTGCGGCTACTGGCTGCTTGTTGTAGTCTGAGAAACTGAACTCCCAAAACGAGTCAGTTGTCGTGTCATACCACCAGTGCGATCCAACAGTCAGCCCATCTCTCGGAGTAACGAATATTATTACTGCGTTGTCTTTCATGTCGTAGGCAATCGCAGTGTCAAAGTTTTCGTTGTCCCTTTCCTTTAGCTCTGTTGGCATTTTTCCGTCGCTGACTGGAACAGGAGGCTGAGACATGTTCGGAGCAATTATGTAAAGACCATCCTTGCTCAAAAAGTAAACCTCTCCGTTCGGACCGTAACACCAAGACTCTGGCGAAACGCACCCGACCGTCCTGCTGAGGTTAAATAACTGACCTCCGAAAGCTGGATCGCCACGAAGAACCCATGTCGATTGCTCAGCGAACATTAGGAGAAAGTCATAGCCGACTGCAACCATCGCTGTGATAGGGTCGCCCGGCAATCCTGCGTCACTTGCTGTACCAGCTACCGGCCTGCCAGCATCCTCAAGATCAGCTGAGAAGTTGTAGTCACCTGAATCGCCAACTCTACTCATGTACCAGACTGTGCCGACTGCCCACACTAACCTGTCTCTGTATGTGGCGATGATAGCGTTGTCGCCACTTGGAAATGTTCCGCCGGTAGGGTTTATGATCTCGGAAGTTCTGTTCTCAACATCCAATATCTTCGGTGCTGTTACGACTTCGTATGTAATCGCGCCTCCAGTGCCAACAGTTGTGTCAACTAGAACAATGCTTCCAGATGTTATGGAAGACCCTACTGATGCTCCAGCCGCAGTTGTCAAAATATTTACAACATGTGTTGTGGGGTCTATGCCTATCTGCTGGAAGTTTGTACCGGCAGTGTCTTGCAGGATGCCGCTTGAAACGGTTGCTCCAGCAGTTGTTGCCTGAATTACCTCTCGCGGCTGAGCGAATATTACAGACCCTTGATAAACAGCAACATTGCCTGAATAGGCATTGCCTGTTCCAGTCAGCACAAACGATGCAGTAGATATTGGGTCGGACAAATGATCCGTTATATCTGCTCCGAGATGATCCGTAATGTTGGCGTTTATCTCATTTAGAGTTTCTGTGTAGGTGACAACTCCGTTTACGATGCTTCTGGTAGCACTTGAAACATAAATACCAGCGGAAGTGCCTACCATCAGATACTGGTAAGGCTCATTGAAGTCCGCAGTAACTTTTGACACCTCTAACAAATACTGAGGGTCGCCATCTACTTGCGTGGGAAATCTTTTGACAAGACCTTTGCGAGATCCTCCGCGAATACGCGATTCCGTAACGTCTTTAGGAAATACGTTACTTGCGTACACAGTGGTATCGGGATCACCTGCAAGATGCGACAGTGATTTATTGACACCGCGAAGCGGGAACGGCAATGTCACATCTTGTTTTGGCATTATGCTTCCAATAGCAGGTACTCAATTTCCCTATCTGCTGCACTTGCCTTTACCAGAACAGCCGCACCAGAAACGAGTCTGAACATGAACGGGTCGCCAGCTTTCAAAGTGAGAAATTCTGTCTCGCCGTTGATGTAGAAAGTTACAGTTCCGGTTGTGCTGATAACACGACCAGCGATAAGTCCACCCAAAGCAGCAACTCCTCCTAGCTTTAATGATGCACCAGAAGTTCCAACCAGCATTGTGGTCTTAGCGTACTGCTCACCAGCAACATCAGACGAGATGGAGATGCTGTGCATTTCCTCTTCGCGTCCGCCTTTTTTGTAGAGCAATGATACTGTGCTTGTTGCTTCGTTAGCCATGTTATTACCTGTTATATGTTACGCCAGAGTTTTGCCAGTCGTGATGATCGTATCCTCGATCCATGCGATCAGACTTGTCGTAGTTATATCCGAGTGTTTGTGGAGACTCTTGCATCTGATCGTGACGGACCGACGCAATCAATGCCTCCATAAACAGCCGCTCGTGGATTCCTTCAACGCCAGCTATTCTGTCTGCGGAAACTAAGCAAGCCTCTAAGATCATTCTTGCATGTGTAGCCGTACCACGCATGACTGTATCAAGCGTGACGACTTCCTTAATGCCGCCTATTACGTCTGTCATGTTAGTGTCCTAGCTAATTGTTGTAGTTCCATCAGATGCTACAGTAAGCGTCTTTGGATCTGTAAACGTGACGTTCGCTTTTCTTCTCCACAGATAGAAAGTGCCAGCAGGAAGATACAAGTCAATCTTTCCTAGCTCGTCACAGTTTCCTTTTCTGTATAGATCCGTCGTGTCACTTGTATCGGAGGTTGTGATAATAACCTCGCAATATGGAACGACTTCATTGTTGGCTAACCTAATTGTTAGGTTTACCAAGAAACCACGAGTGTCATCTGGCCGTGGGCGATGCGAGGCGGGACACCCAATTACTTGAATAGTTGAGGTCGAGTGTTCAGGATATATTGCAAGATCGTCACAGTTAGTTTCCGCTTGCGTTAAAGCAAAAAGATAATAACCGTCTTCAACCTCTGTCGGGTTTACATCATTTGCTGCAACTGGCGCAGCAAAATCTTTTGACAACTTAGCAGTTATAGATGCCGAAGCACCCGTAACTGGCTGGTTGTCAGCAAGATTAAACGCGAAAACGCGATAAAACTGACCTGCTACATTCTTAAACATGATTTACGCAATCGTTAGTATTCCAGAAGCGTCAAACGTCACAGCAAATTGATTGCCGCTAGTCAGGCTGACTGTTGATCCGTAGTCGTAGTACCCAATAACCTTGTCGGACGTTGAGTTGTAAATAACTACATACCTAAAACTGGTTCCACCCATAGGCGAGCCGCTTGATGTCCAAGTTGGCGAGTCGGACGAATCAAAAGTGTACGTTCCGCTGGTTTGCGATGACGTTTTGTTTCCGATTGTTATTCCTCCAGTGGTGTAACCACCTACACCACTAAGTTCGCCTGAAAGCCCACTGTACGAAGTTGCGCTTGCCGTTGGGTCAGACGAAAATAACGCAATCTTAATTGTGTCATTTGCAATGTCGTGAAATCCGTTTGCAACGTCTGCGACGAAAGCATTGACTTTTGTAAAGGCTGCCATTGTTATTCATCCTGCATCATAAATCGGTAGTAATAGGGTGTACTAAGTAAATTTCCGGTGTCTAACAGCCCCACAGGTCTACCAGTCAGTTGCAGACTACCAACTGAGGCAGCAAAAGTCACCTGAAATAATGCGTCATTTCCAGAGGCACTGAACGAGCCAACAAGAGCGTCTAGTGTCTCCCCAGCACCGAGTTTTGCCGGTAATCCAGTGAGCGAAAACGCACCTGTATTAACGGCGTAATTCAATTTAAGCGTGAGCGTGGAGTCGATGCCGGTTAGTGCAAATGACGCAACCTGTCCTTGGAGAACAGTTGCCTGAGACGCTTCAATGTCATTTCCGGTAAGCGAAAATGAACCGACGCTTGTAGCAAAGGTTTGCTTTAACGATGATTGCTGTCCCGACAGAGAAAATGCACCAGTCTCTGCACTTAGGATTTCAACGACATTTAACGATGCGTTGTTGCCAGTCAGCGTGAAAGTTGCAACTGTAGCAGCAAGCCCATCTGCCCAATCATCAGAAACGAGAAAATACCCGTAATTGCCTGTTCCGGAAAACGGAGCAGCACTGTAACTAACATCTACGTCTTGACTATTGAAGCTCGTAGTGCCGCTAAGTCTTGTATTTGCAAAACCAGTGTACTCAATAATGCTAAATCCTGAGCTATTCGTAAGAACTGAGCCAGTAACTGTAGTACCGACATTATCTTGCGAATAACCGTAACTGTTGGACTCAACCACGCTGCTAGAGCTTTTGTCTGAACGCCAGTAAAATTGACATGTTGATGATGTAGAACCTGTATCGATTGTGTCTTGGCTAGATACGCTCATCCCTCCCATGTGGAACAGCTTTGCGTTGTGACCAGATGCACTGTTTCCTGTTAGCGTCTCGTAAGGAATCCCATAAGATATAGCCCTGTCATCAACATACGCTTTTAGCGTGTCTTCAAATGCTATGTATGCAGCTACATCATTGTTGGGCGTGCCGCTAGTAGTTAAGGTTATACTGCTTGTAGATCCATTCGCAGTCCAGCTAGTTATCGGAGCTGACCAATTAACGGAACCAGCGGCTGCTTGGTTAAGAACAGCAGTTGTGCTGAAGTATGCCGTGTTTTCTGAGGTAGTTGGACCGTCAGGTTGATGCCAGTTTTGGCTCCATTGCCTAAACGTGGAATCCGTTATCCTCTGTGCAAATCCGTAGGAAGGCAGCACAATGTTCGCGGATGTGTTCGTACCCGGTTGGCACTGCGACAAGAAAAACGCCGTGTTGCAGTCGATATTTCCAGACCCATCACTAGCGTCTGTTGTAATGCTTACTGTGTTATTATTGGGTAGCGTTATGCTTCCGACACTTGCTTTTATTCCGGATATTGCATGTATTGAAACCTGAAATTGTCTGCTAGCAGTGGGCGTGCCAGTCGATTTCGTTAGCCGCAGTCCATCTGTGATTCTGCTTACTGTTACATCGCAGGCTCTATGAAAACGTAGAGTTGTGTTTCCTAAAAAATAATGAACTCTCTCGTTGTTTGTGTTGGCTACGGAGTCTTGATCCCAAGCTGACATTGAATGACAGTCAAACGTGCCGCCTGAGTCGATTGCTCCACATCCAGCATATTCATAGCGGCTAACATCTTGCGTTGCGTCCAAGTCCTGAGCGGCAAATGAATAAAAGAAAGCGGTAACGTCACCCAAGTCTGCTACGGTTGCGTCGTAGGTGGTTCCGCTCGCATCGGTGCTATCTATGTCAAAAATTAGCGTTGCGACTTTAGGCATAGCTAGACTCCCGCTAGCTGACGTATCTCGGCATCAGTGAGGTTAAATTGTCGCTCTACCATTTCAAAGCCATTGCGGAGCTTTTGCAGGTTGCACTCAGCCATGCTTCCGCCATTAACAACGTACTGGATGAATGTTGTAAGATCCAAGCCTTCTGCAACTGTCAGTGATCTTCCGAGAAGTTCTTCTAACTTGGTTTCGCATTGCTGGGAGGTCCATATTCCGGCAGCACCAATAGAGACAATTCCGAGAATATCTGTGATGGCAACTCGCTGAGAGTTTTCTGTTTGTCTGCCCGGAACCAATGCAAACAGGCCAGTGTATTGTTCAGTTTGTACTTCAGGCATTGTTTTCTGCTCTCAATTTAGATTGTGTCGTGGTATGCAAACAAACTACGACAAAACCTCTGGATTGATTCTGTAACGATACTGCAACTGATAAACACCGTCCGGCAAAGGCCAAAGTATCAATTCGTATCGTGTAGGATCGTTGTCATCTAGCGGAGCTTTAACACGAACTGCTGCCTTCGTAGGTCGTGAGCTTGCTTGGCTTTCCTGTAGCAAGTTGCGAACTTGAAACTCTCCAATGATCTCGACAGGCGGATAAAGCATGTAATCGCTAGGTGCTAGCGTCATTGGACCGTCAATATAGGCAAAGTCTGCTGGCAGGTCGTAAGCAAAAACGTCTGCCGCTGTCGTGATAGTTGCTAGCGGAGTCAGCCATCCCCATTGATGCGGGTACTTCATGCCGGGAATTGGTGGAGGGTTGCACGCCAGTCGCATACCCTCTTTGAATATTTCTTTAATCTTCGCGTTTTGAGATGCTGTCCATACTCTTGCATTTGGACCAGCACCGATATGGATTCCTATTCGCTTTAGTATCTGACCCCTGCTTGTCAGCAAAGATGGATCGTCGTCATCAGGCCAAACACCCTCAGTCGTAGCCGCTGCCGATTGAATGTCCAACAAAACAGATGAAGCAAGAGTTTCTATCATCTTCTGACGATAGACCTGCGATCCACCGCCTGACCTTTCCTCCATCACAGCTAAGCAGCAAGCAAGTATCGCTTGTGCATGTTCAGTTCCACCTAACGGCCAAGGGTATTCGTTGCTCAATCGTGGAGGAACAACTGCATACTGAACGGTGATTGTCTCTGCACCATTAGGGATCGGATACACAAGCAAGCTGTTGCGACTGCGAGATGCACCTTCTCCGCTTACAACTTTCTTCGCACAGTATTGCGGATTGTCAGTTTTACTTTCCGATGAAATCAACTGCCGCAGGTGTGTTTCCTGAGCGATCGCCAAACGATTACTATTGGAACGCGAAGTGGTTGGCTCTCCAAGGAAGTTGCCAAAGTCGATAGGCAATTCGTACTCCGACTTCCCAGACTCCATTGCGATTTCCACAGTTAGCTGCAAAAAAGACCAGCTATGCGGCGCACGACGCAAACGCTCTTTCTGAGCTTCTGTTGCGTCAGGTATTGTCATCTCGCTAGGAGGCGGGAAGTAAAATCGGAATAAACCTCCCTCGATAATGCTGTCAATTACCGATCGTTGTTGATAGTCGAGCAACGAAGCATCTTTGGGGTAATCCGGCATCACTGCCGTTACCTCTTTTCGCAACCAGTGATAGTTGCCGTATTCTGCTTCTCTTATGGGCCAAACCATTACGCCATTCCTAGTTGCTTCATGTCAGTAACGATGGAGGCAGCCAGCTTTTGCTGGAACAGCTGATAATGCACTGACCCCTCTGTACCCAATAGCTCTGGGTTCTGCTGGGCTTCTGCTGCGGCAAGGATCGACGCGATTATCGTGTCTCCATGAGTTTCTCCACCCAGAGGATATGGGTTTTGCTGAGAAAGTGTTTCAGGAGCGAACATGTACCAAAACGACAAAGTTCCTTCCATGTCTGGTGTCGGATACACACCTATCTCATATCGCGTGTCGTGAGTCACCTGCTTGTTTCTCACAGCACTATATTCTGGAGTTCCGCTTAAACCTTCTCCAGTAATACGAAGTCTTATCCCTTCTTCCGTTGTATTGCTTAAAGGATGGTCGCCGTAGCTTACCGTTGCTACAGATGCAAGTCTTTGAAAATCATCAGGCAGCGTGTACCAGTTCTGCCCAACTACTAAATCAATAGTGTTGAACCTACGAACGAAACTCCACTCGTGCGATTGTTCGCCGGTAGGAAAATAAAACCATCGCAGTCCGGTACAGATAGCGTCATCGATGGACAATTGCTCGTCCTCGCTACGGACTGTTCGTGCGAGCGGGTAGCCAAGTCTCCTCGCTACCTTTCGTTCAATTTCGTCGTAGGTGATTCGTAATGACATTTTATTAGCAGTAATGAACAGTTAGCCTTGGAATAACCGAACCCCCAGCAGAACTCATCACTACCTTTAACTCTTCATTTTTCGTGAAGTTGTTGTGCAGAAATGTCGGAAACTTAAAATCTGCATAAGCATATCCATGAGTTGCTGCGTGATGCTCCCATACAGTGACACCACCGTAGGTAACGGTTATGTCGCCACCCTGAGTTGCTGACCAAGACCAATCGATTCTAGCGATTGCCCAGAACTCGTCCGGATCAGCAGCGATTGTAACTGTCGCGGTTCCTCCGGCTGATCCCTCAACATGTACGTTTTTAACGTGTACGCCGGGGTTAATAATGTCGCCATGTTGTGCCATTGTTTTTTCTCCTATACAGATGCGTCAGCAACTAAACCTTTGTCAACATTGACGAACTCTCCATCAATCTCGACCGTATATTCTCTCGGATTCTTGGGGTTTTCGCCAACCAATAAACCAATCTTGTCTCCATCGACAAGAACATAGTCAGCCTTGTCCCAATGATCCGGAACCTCTGGTTCTTCTTTTGCCTTGACTGGCTTTGGATCGTCTGTGTCATTTTTCATCGTATCTTGCTTGATTTCCGATGGAATTGACTTATCGAGCCTAACATCTCCAGCCCTGAACTCCAGAACTTTCATCTCGTCGTCTAACCTTACGCTAAGCGACCCACCTGCGACTACACCGCAAAAAACTCCGTTACGCACATTGCCAGCGTGGGAAACTAGAACTTTCGTGTTGTTCGGAACTGAACTCCAAACAACCTGCTGCTTCTCTCTTTCAGCTTCAGTCGGACAGCCAATTCCATGCGACCGCAAAATTGCAATCACCATTTCCGCTGGCAATGCTCCACCTGAGCTTTTGGTGCGATGCCACATGCGTAACTGCTGCATGTATTCGTCTTTGACCTCTTGTGGCAACTTATGCTCACAAACACCAGTCATTCTCTCAATCTGTTCAGCGTTTTGTGGATGAATCACTTTTTCACCTTCCCGAGTTAAAAAAATATGGCGACACAGCACATTTGCCGTATCGCCATATTTGTAGTTGACATCAGACGCAGAATCTACGTCTTAAATTAAGCTACTTGCACGCAGTGCATAAATGCGGCTTTTGCAGTAGACGCACTTCCGGAAACTGACTTCGCACCAAGAATTGCTGCGAAGTTCGTGTCGTCCGGCCAGTTTACATCGGCTTCTAAAGTCGCTTTGCTCAGAGCTTTCTTCTGAACACCGTCGATGTAAATTTTCAAGCGTTCCTCTGAGCTATTAGGATCAATAACAAAACCTAGCTTGTAGGTTGAGCCGCTCGTAATAGCCTGAGATACGCCAGAAACGGTCGAGATGCCGACAGCTGCTTTTTGATAGACAAAAACAATGCTGTTATCGGCCTTAACATTGAATCCAACGTAATCCGTACTAGCTTTTGGCAAACATGTAGTATCTACGATAGCACTGTTGCCGCCTGATCCCGGCTCAATAACACCAGCAATCAAACCGAAGTTGGTCGTTGCTGCTGGGGTCAAAGTTACAGCTACTTCGTAAGCCAGAACGTTGTCAAGAGAAAGCGTACCAATACCAGCAACGTTACCGCCGCTAATGACGTTAGCTTCAAGGTTACTTCCGGTACAGGTCAGAAGAACACCACTGCCATCGGCCTGACTAACAGCACCACAACCAGTATCTCCAAAAATATTAACACCATCTGACGCTTGCGCAGTCGATGCGGTCGTGTTGTAGAGATCCGATGAATAGTTGCTTACAGCTCCGCGTGCAGCTTTTTGACCATCCGGGGAAACCAGTTCCCCTTTCACAAGCGACCAGATTCGGTTGCTTGGGCCATCCGCTTTGCCCTGACCACGATGGTTCGTGAACAAAGCGGGAGAAAGTAAATTTAACATGACTCATTAAGTCCTTTGATTGTGTTTACGATTGTTACTGTGGCTTATGAAGATCACTGAGATCCTACCCAACATGCACGACGATCGACGCACATGTAGTTGCACCAGTTATCAATATGCACAGTGCGGACGTTGTGCTGCGAAGGGCTAATCTTCGGCTGGCTTCGTCGCATCTGGCAACCAGTTTTTGCAAACGGACGGAATGAAGTCCAGTTAATGCCATACAAAGGATTGCTGGTGTCGTTGTTTTCCAGATATGGAACCCAAGAAATTGGAACACCACCGATCGTAACCTGATTCATAAAGCGAGCAACGTCGCTTCCGAGTCGGTCGTTTCGGTCCTCTGCCAATCGCTCAAGAGCATCTTGTACCGCATAAGTGGTAAAGATTTCATAGTCAGCACCCTGACTTTTCATGCTTGGGTATTCAACCGGAGGCATGAAGTGAGTGTAGACGAGAGCTTTCTTGACCTTTGCAACAAGATCGTCGCGGTTAATGCTTGAATAACCGAACGTCCAGTTACGCCAGCGTGGGTAAGCATCGCTATCAATACCGCCAGCACCGCCAGCAAAACCTGCTGGGTTGCCACCGGAGAAAGAGCCGCCATCGCCAGTATTTTTCTGCAACCAGAATGGAATACCCATTGGGCGACGGTCAGAAGAGCTGGTCGGAGCTGACCATAGATTCTCTTCGTTCAGCTCAGCCATGCTATTCAAAGCATCGTGTTCGCGAACTTTAAGAATACGAATGATCGTTTCGCGATCGCTTTGGAACTCTGGCTCATCGATGTCGTAGGAGTAATTAACGGTCTGCATTGCCCAAGGGACATTTGCAGAAACCATTACGTCCTCGACCCCGGTAACATCCGTTGCAAACATGCCGGTGTTACGAGCAAGACCAGAGTTTTTGACTTGAACGCGCCACGAGATTTGCTCGCCGCCTCGTTCTTCTACTTTTTGCTTGGACATAAAACGGCTAGCCACATACTTTTGATGCGGTAGCGAAATATCGGTCCACTTGTTCCGATGGAACTTTTTAAGCGTCAGCTGCACGAAGTCATCCAGCTGGTCAGGGGTTAATCCCACAGACATTTTACTTGCCTCTTGGCTAATGTAACGGTCGCCGTGGGGCGACCCCGTTCACCAGACTAACGACACATGCCGAAAGCCAACGCTTTTCCCGAGCCGAACGTATACTACTTAGTTTTCTTCAAGCATCCGTTGATACGCTTCGTCGGTTTCCGCAAGGATTCGCTGGATTTCCGCTTCTTCACTATCATAAGGTTCTGCTGATTTGACTTGTTTGCTAACTCTGCTTCCGCTCGATTGTCGTCTTGCGGCTTGTTTCTTCAGTCGCTTTTGCGACTCATTTTTTCTTATTTGTTCAGTTCTTTCTCGGAAAGCTAATGCGTTCGCGTCTCGGATCAAAACATCAAGCGACGGGATCTGCTTTCCTTGAGAACTCAATCCGGCAGTAATCATGTCGATCGTTTCTGCCAGCTTCATTCTTCTGTCCATCTGATCTTTTGACATGCTGGATGGCTTTGGGCCGCTTCCCTGTTTGCCAAAAAAATCTGGGTCTAAGGTGTCAAGCTGGTTATTAAACTCGCTTATTGCTCCGTCGCTTTTTGTTTCTTCAAGTCTTTGATTTTGCGACTCAAGCTGTGCGATCTTTTTTTGCAACTGGTCAATTGCAGTAAATGCCGACTGAGTTACATCGTCATATTCCTCTAGGTCGATTTTTGAAATGTCCCAGCCTGCTACGGATTCCTGCTCCTGATCTGGAACTTCCTCTTTGACCTCTTTCTTCTCTTCCTCTTTCGGCTTTAGTTCCATCGCCTGTCTAGCGTTGATCCTGCCGAACTTTTCAATTAGATCTCTGCTACCTAAGTCATCGATTTCTTCTTTGCTTAAACCGTAGCTTTGACCTAACGTGTAATCTTCCTCGCTTAGTCCGATGTCGTCTTTTACGGCATCTTCTTCAACAACCTCTTCCTGCACTTCCTGTTCGTCTACAGTTTCTTCTACAGTTTCGTCTGTAGATTCATCAACTGGATCAGACATAATCTCTTCAACCTGCACATCCTCGCCAATAGGTGCTGATGCCAGAGCGATCTCTTCTTCTGTCAGTTCAATGTTTTCTTCAGCCATTTTTATTCCCGAGTTACGCTTAAAGTTCGTCTAATAATCATAGTTGTGGTCAAAATAAAGTTATTTTCTCAAGACCAATTCTTTTGCGTTAGCGAAATCACGCTCCGAAAGCATAGCACCGCTTCCGTTGCTGCTATTCAGATCGTTCATTTGTCTAGCCTTCAGATACTTGTTAAAAGACTGCGGACCATCGCATTTAACCTGAAAAAACTTAGGCTCTGCCTTGTCACGAACAAACTCAACGCCCTTGATACCTGTCTGCTCAAGGTGCTTTTGCATAGCTGGCAAGTTTTGCTCGATAAATCCCATTGAATCGGAAACAATCTCCGCTCGATGGTTCATAACCTTTGTCGTTTGAACCGTTGCGTCACGAACTCTCCTGAGCCAAGTACCATCCTCTTTCTGATAGAAGCCATCTTTCGCTTCCATCATTTGCGAGAAACTTAGTAGATGAATGTTCCCGTCATCATCCTTGAACTCATATCTCATGTTCTAGGTTCCGCTGGTTGAGGAATGTTCGTTTTCGGCACACCACTTCTGTCGCCTGCCGATTCGTTTCTTCTAGTGTAAGTTCTATTTGTCACTTGTGGCTTTTGCATCTCGGGCATTGCACCTTGTTGCGGAGGCATTTGCACAGGCTCTTGGAACTTAATGATGTCAGCAATAGCTGGCTGATTAAGCATCGTAGCATAACGACTGGTAAGCTCACGCATGTCAATCGTCCCACCCTGCTGCTGAAGTATTGGCAGTAGTGGTGCGTACATTTGCTGCAATAGCTGATTCACAACCATCATTCTCTCACCCGGACCTTGATATGTCATTGAGTAGACATCAAGCTGGATTTTGTAATCCTTGAAATCACCCTCTCGGTCGTCAGGAGTCCACGTTGAGTCCGCCGTGTATTCGCTGTTGCCAGAAAGCTGCATCATTCCGGGGATAGTCTTAAACTTGTCGTCCCACAAAAGTCTAGCAAGTTCTGTGACAACATCATTTGCGGCAGCCATCACAGTAGACTGCATCGACTGCTCCATCCTGCTCGTAGCACCGTGTATCAGCTTCTCTTGACCAACGCTATCTGCGGATGCACCCAACCCGAGTATTGCAGACAGATTTCCAGCCATACGATCAAACAGCTCCATCGATTGAAGCATAAACGAATTAACTGCTGGATCTACACCACCGATTCCAACTGGCTGAATCTCGGAAACATCTTGCACTTCAACCATGTCACCGTCGCTTGCTTGACGTATGCGAGCAGCACCATCAGCACCCTGCGGAGTGTATGCAAGAATCTGCTTAGCACGCTTTGCCTGCCGAGCTGCTTTCCGCATCAGGTTGTTTGCTAGTTTATCGAGATGAACCCACTGCGATGCAGGAGGCACTGGCATTGTGTTGTCGGGTACAGTCGTGTGAGCTAGTTTCTTGTATGGTCCAGTCTCGTTTCCTTCCCACTCACGAATAGCAATCGGATCTCCCTTTAATGCACAGATTCTCCTGTCGTCTACGACAAATGTGTAGATAAGACCGTCGCGAGGTATGTAAAGATCGATCAGGTCAATCATGTCCTCAAATTCAGACGATGTGGCAAAACCTTCTTTTGTGAGATCCTCTACTCTTTCATTGCGATCTGTCGTAGGCGTGCTTGGCGAAAGATCCTTAATTGCCTCTTTGTCAAAAGCCCCGTTCTCTAGTTCGTCAAATGGGATTCGGTACATGTCTCCCTGAAACTTGCACTCCGTCCACTTCTTTGCACTGTAATCGTGTACCCAATCGTCGATAGATATTACAGACGCAAAGGGCATACCGGGGTCCATCAGAATGTCATCTTCCGCAATGACCTCACCGGAATCAGCCATGTGTACTTTGACAATACCAATGCTGAAGAATGAGTTACGCACCCACTCTCTGAATGTGTCGCGAATTTGAATCTCGTCCAGCATGTTGTTGGTTGCCAGAGCATAGTGATTCGCAAAACCCTTCAGCCTTTTGTCAAACGTCTCAGCTGAAACCTTTGGATTCGCACCCACCAGCAACATTGTGTACCCCTCAACTGCTTGTGCTGTGAGGTTGATGTATTTGACAGGATGAGTTTCGTTGTCCGTGTATGTCGGTCCCGCAAACTCTTCAACCAGAACTCTATTCAGATCGCGAAACTGACGCAGCTCTCGGTAGCTATGTTCAACTGCTTTGAACAGACGCTGCTTACGCTCCTCAGTCATCAACCCGCCGAGATTCTCACCTTCGTCTTTGTCTTTGCTTTTGTCGGAAGATTTGCTCTCGTAATCGGGCATATCGTCCTTAGACATTTCAGCGACTTCAGAATAATCTCCCGGCTCTGTCGGCACTACTCTTGGTTCCGACTCCATGTTTCTTTCAGCCGGATCATCTTTTTTGTTCTTGTCGTCGAGCATTTATTTACTCTTCTTTTCGTTTTTTGGCCCAAAGTCGCACTTGTCGCCGGGGGAAAACACACTATATCCCCAATCTACACGATTTCGCATTATCTCAATTTTTTCTTGCGACCCCGGTATAGCTTCCGTTGTAAGTGGGTCAAAAGGCAACTCCGGTTCTGCGTCATTGCGACATTTACCCCCTCTATAATCGCAACATTGCACACAAGGTACATGTATTATCCAGTTCCTGCACGATTTGCATTGCACTTTCCTTTCTGTCTGTTCACCAAAACCGGCTGGCATACCGTTTTGTTTTACCCATCGACAGATCTCGTCATTGTCTATTTCTTTCTCAAAAGCCTTCAGATCGCGAATTGTGCATCCAAGTTCTTCAGCTATCCACCGGCTATCTACTACGGTGGACTGACGCAACCCTATTACAAGCCTTGCTTCAGGGCTAACCATTCCATACGGATAGTCATTTCGCGTTGGCCTATGCAGTTTAAGACTAATCTTGCCAGTCATTGTCGTAATCTCTATGTGTCGATTCGGCAAGAAATTCTTTGTGCCTTTCTGCGAATGATCCGACTGGGGCTTTCGCATAGGTTGTCTCAAAGCTGTATGGGCTACTTCCAACACGATCCTTGCTCGCTTGATAGGCTATGGCAGCACCGATAACACGGTCGCCGTGACTGACTCCTTTAGCATCGTCGGAAGCTCCCGCTACCAATCCATGCTCTATCTTCCCATTTTTGAAGACGTAAACACTGCACTCTTTAACTAGATCCGCAGAACGCAGTATTATCTCGCGATCTTTAACGCCCTTGCGGAAATCAGTGAACATCATCGTTTTGGTTCTCTCGTCAGTCCACCATCCCGGCTCCGTCTTCCTTGTTCGTTTCCTGCGTGTCAACGAACGCCGGTAGTAAATGTTCGTGTACTCTTGGTGAAGAACTCGTCTAGTAAACGCAGCACCGGGACCGTTATGTTCCCAAGCCAAGTAAGCGTCGTGGAACATTTTGCAAAGACTGATAGCTAGATCTGCAAATTCTTGAGGAGGAGTTGTCCTGCCTGTCCACTCCCCAACTTGCTGCACCTCATCTCCTACCAATTCAAAAATCATTGCAGTTGAAGAAGATGTGTAAGACCCGCCGAGTCCATTACTAACGTCGCAACCTATGACGTACTGTCTGACTGGTGGCATGTCCCCATGACCAAGAGGTGTCCATATCTTTAATGGTCCATTTTCAACATGATGGAAACTAGGCTCAAGAGTTCTTGTATCAAAGTCGATGTCGCCTTCGTGTGTAGGCTTTTGTATCGTCTCTTCCGCACAGGTCTGGAAGTCATTGCCAAACACCTTGTAACTAGACCCGCCATAGTCCCTATCCAATTCCTGAGCAATATTCTGTGGCGTAGCACCACCACGATCGCACTGGTCGTCATACCAAGGTGAACGCTCTACTCCCTCTAGCTTGAAACCTCTTCTACGCAGTCTCTCAAACTTCGCCTTCACTTCGTCTGTCATCTCAACGTAATCTTCTGGGAGAGGATTAGTTTCATCGACAGCTACAGGCAAGTAGTTTTCAAACTTGTATAAACCTCTGTTTCTTACTGGGTTTTGCTTCCAGTCAAGTATGACTTTTATGAGATTGCTGTCTGTGTGCATCAAATCGTAATAAGCACCGTCACTGCCTAGAGGTGTCGATACGACAAGCCTGCAATCAGTAACGTGCTGCGTCGATGCCATCGCCATTTCATCTGGACCGCGAGGGAACTTTGCAAGTTCGTCCATCAAGAACCAGCTCTTTCGGCCTCCAGATGCAACATTGCCAGTTGCGGCAAACGCACTAATGGTTGACTTGTTGTCTAGGTTTGTCCAACTGTGGTTCGCTAGCTCACGCTTGTAATTGACATTCCTCTCGCCGCTCATCCATCTCGGAAGTCTTGTTAGCTCCCAATCGATCTTCCATCCAATACTGTCTGGGTTTTTCGGATCGTCAGCAGCACGCTCGTCTTTTGAAACAATCCCAATAGCACTCATCGGTGCAAACAGGAAGTTATGCACAGCAAACAGAACGCCCATCCAGCTAGCGCCCTCACCACGAGACTTCTCAACTCCGATGTCATTAAGACCTAGATGAGATTCTATCTGCTTGATAGCCGGAACCTGATGATCCCACGCAATGAACGGTATCTGCTTAGGTAGTATCTTGCCGTTCAGCTTTCTTGGTCGTGGTTCATACACCCAGCAAAACCCATTGAAAAAGAAAAGGCAGTCGTCCGCACATGCTTGCAGCATCGCATCACGAAAACCTTTGTCGTCGATACACCTAGACTGGACGCTCTGCCTCCATCGCAGATTGCCTTCCAAGTCCATCGG